CTAGAAATGAATCGTTATCTTGATATATTCAAAAGGCATAACCTTAGTAAGTTAGCAGCTGCAAAGCCAGGGCTAATTGAAACTAGGGTAAATAATGCAACTAAGGAAGTATTTGATGGAATTGAACAAGACAGTAGGGATATTGATGACGCTGATGATGGCCTCATCTTGCAGCCTACTCCCGAAGCAGACATTAGAGGTTAGTGCAAAACCAATAGAAAGGCAGATTATTCAGCCTGTACTACCTCGTGAAATAGACTTAAAAGAACCATATTGGTATGTAGTTAGTGAGAAAAACATTGACGAGTTCCTAGCTGATATTGAAAAACGCGAAGGACAAGTAGTATTTCTCGCTATGTCAGTTCCTGATTATGAACTGATGGCATACAATATGCAAGAGTTGAAACGATACATTCGTGAACTCAAAGAGGTAGTAGTTTACTATCGAAAGGTAACAACCGATGGAACAGACGGAGAACAGGAATGAGGTAAATATAGACCTCGATAAGTATATGTCACTAGTAGATAAACTAGATGACGCAGAAGATACTATCACTGCTTTGAAAGCCGAAGCAGAAGCAGCTAAGAAACAATTAGCTCCACCAAAGAGGAAGTTTATGGACTTGTTTTTAGACGACAATGATGTAAACGAGAAAGCAATCATAGGATTTATTTCTTTCTTCTTTATGATAGTATTCGCCACATGTGACCTAGTCACAGCATTTATGGGCAAAGAGTTGATAATTGACGATACAATATACACATCGCTAGTAGTGGTAACACTAGGAGCATTTGGTATATCAGAGGCAGGACGTGCTTTTGGTAAGTAGTCTTTCAATATTTTTGCTCGTCACCATTTCCTTGGCATATTCTAAGTATGTCAAGGATCATTTCAAAAAATAATTCTTGACAACAATCTTAAATTCGAGTATAATATATGTATGAATTTGTTTTACTTAGATGAAAATTTAGACAAGTGCGCAGAATACCATGTGGACAAACACATTGTTAAAATGCCACTAGAAGCTGCACAGCTTCTTTGTACAGCGATATGGGTAGATGAAGTGCTGGGGTTTGTACCTCGTGCATTGAATCGAGAGGAGTCTGCTGTGCTAAATGAACACAAAGCTAAGATAAAACATTTGCCTTTGGAGGAACGACCTCTTACTCCATATCTGCCGATGATGTACAATCACCCTTGCACGATATGGACTCGTTCTTCCTTAGACAATTTTGAGTGGGTTCATTGCTATGCTAATGCGTTGAATGACGAATATCATTATCGTTATGGTAAGGAGCATAAGTCAGTGGTTGAAGTAATTAATAAATTACCCGAACCTAAAAATATGCCTAGAGATGGACTCACTCCTTTCGGTATGGCTATGCCAGATGAGCTGAAAGACCCAGACGATGTCGTAGGTTCGTATCGTCTGTATTATCACACAGACAAGGCAACCTTTGCGAAGTGGTCGCATCGCCCTATACCAGATTGGTGGGACGATGGGTTGGCTTGGTATGACCAAAGGATAACAAGTAAATAAATGGAAAAATTTTTTTATAGAGGAGTAAATATTTTTATTCCTGAGAATCTCGCTGATTCTGAAAGAGATGACTTCATAAGAAGTGCAAAATCTTCAGTAAGCAGATGGAGATCACACAATCGAAAACCTAAGAGGAGACGCAGAAATGTATAAGTTCAGAGAAGACGAAGTCCTGACTGAAATTAAAGAATGGATAGACAGTACTTACGATAAGCATTACAGCATGAACAAGATACAGTCCACAGAGTTCATAAATGACGCAGGTCATGGAGTAGGATTCTGTTTAGGTAACATAATTAAATATGCTCAGCGTTATGGCAAGAAGAATGGCTATAACCGAGATGATGTATTAAAGATAATTCATTACGCAATTATATTATTGAGTGTAGAAAGTGATAAAGAAGAAAGATTACGAGAATTTAACTAAATCAAACATACAACGAGTAATAGATTTACTCGAAAGTGAGAAGCCAATCACAAAGAAAGAAGCGTGTCAGATGCTTCGAATAACATATAACACAACAAGATTGGCAAGGATAATAGACGATTACAAAGATCAGGAGGCATTTGTTGCTCTTAGAAAGTCCCAAAACAAAGGCAAACTAGCAACAAAAGATGAGATAAAAACAGTATGCGAGATGTATATCGATGGATATAACATCTCAGAAATCGCATCAAGTTTATATCGTTCACCTGCATTTGTGAAGAATATTATAGAAAAAGTCGGAGTCCCTTTTAAATACCCTGCAGCTGGATATAACTGGAAAGAAGTTATGTTACCAGATCAGTGTGTTCGAGAAAGGTTCGAGATTGGAGAGAAAGTATGGTGTGTATTTAATAATTCACCAGCTATTATTCAAAGGGAATGGCAAAATCCAGATGGTCAGTATGGATATTTAGTTTATACAATAGAACCACCTTTTGATTTTAGCCATACTCTCTTTCCATATGTAAAGCATGGTGGTAGATTCAGAAGTCAACTAGCATGTAACCTAGGCAGTCTTCGACACCTAGAAGAATATGGAGTTAAATTATATTAATGTATTACTCGCATTTTGGATTGTAACAGTTTGTATGGCAATGACTAGACTTTGGTGGCCAGCTTTACAACTACTGGAAATACTTAACCCTAGTGCTTTAGTAATAAAGTGGAAAGTTTTAAGTGCTATTATCTTTTTGATAATGGCACTTATCTTTGCGCCAGTACTTTTACCATCAATTTTAATTGAAAGATATAGGATAGAATTTATAACATCTTATATAGGAGCAGTGAAATGAATTTTTTAATAGAAGCATTAGCTAAAAAATTAGAAGGACAGATTGCAGTAGCAGAAGCAAATATACTTGCATATACTAGGAATCCTGTCGGTATAGGAGAACACTCTGAGATAGTTGAAGCTATTGAGATAGAAGTAACTAAAATGGCAGAGGCAGAAGATAAATTAGGCGTGATTAAAAGGCATTTTTCATAGCACGTCTAAAATAGTTCTTGACAATATCCTTATTTCTATATATAATATATAATATAAATGAGTGATAGATTTTATTTACAGATGAGGCGAGCGACAGGGTGGGCGCCCGGGTTGCCAGAATCTTACAAAAGGAGAAGCAGAATGTCAAATTGGACAGATGAATTAAAATCACAGGTAATTGAAGATTACCAAGGCGCTGATCCAACTCCAGAAACAAGTATGGAGATTGTTTCAGATATTGCAGAAAACATAGGTCAAACACCTAATGGAGTTAGAATGATTCTAACAAAAGCTGGTGTCTATGTTAAGAAAACACCTGCGGCTGGCAAAGCGTCAGGTGGTGGTGGAACTAGAGTGTCAAAAGAAGGCGCACAGCAAGAGTTGAGTTCAGCTCTTACAGACGCTGGAATTGATGTTGATGATTCCATTATTAGCAAACTTACTGGTAAAGCAGCTAAGTACTTTGCTGAAGCTATTAATAAACTTAATAGTTAATTTTTATCCTCGACTTTTCACGAAGTCGAGGAATTTTTGTATCTTGTAGATTCAGTTGTTTTTTAACCTAGCGATTGGACGGTGAAGGATTACATCAACCAACGCAGGAGAAAAATGAAAAAAGATAAATTTATACAAGAGATGGAAAAGCACGGCGATGCAGTAATCACTTATCGTAGTGCAAAAAGT